TAGGGCTCAGCCGACACGTACCAATGAGTAATATATTAGTGCGCAAACTCACCCAACGAACAATGATTTGTTTGAAAACACCTGGAGCCTTCCACACATCATCTTATAGAACATTACGTCGGCCAACATCCTTTTTCTTTCGCTTCCGCCAATTCCATATAGCCAATCATGGACTCTTGCCGCTCACTTAAATTCAGTAGCGAACGGCAATCGTTTTCGAATCCATTTTGGCAACCATTTCGGTCACAAGTACCACGTATCTTCCATGACTATTACCATATTATTTTTATTTCCAATAGTCATAGTAAACGATAGCTAAGTGAAACCAAATGGATTGTTACCGAATCTCCATCAATTGTTACGTAAAATAGTTACGTATAAGTTACAAGTATGTTACGCAGAGTAATCAGCAATGAATTTAGAGTTCGCAGAATTCTCTTCACTAAAGCTTTTTCTCGAATAAAACTCACTCTTCTTTCCATTATTAAATTGGCTTACCGGACGGTAGTAGCCCATAACGCGGGTGTAGATTTCACAACGGGTTCTTTCTTTCATATAAGAGGGTTACGCGATTTCCAAATATTTCGCCGGAGTCTCTCCAATAACCTGGTCGGAATGGGATTCGTGGATTATACTGCGGATGAAGTTACGGAATCAATCACTGATTGCCGGATAAGATTGGCGTTCGCTTCACGCTCCGCTTTAGTCTTTCGTTCGTCGAATTCAACGTAATGTTTTGTGGCATCGGTGACAATCATCGATTCGTACACTTTCTTGAGAAACTCGAAGGAAGTTTCTGGATTCGGAGCGGTTCCAACTACGTCGTTTCCTTCCAGAACAGTAACCGTTGGGTTATATCCCTTCTCGGTTGCGAGAATGAGTGCCTGTTCGTCAGTAAGCGTGGCTTGGATGTTGATAATCATGGTGATTTAGATGAGTTGGAATTAAGTGGTTCAGTTAACGTTGAAGGAGATTCCTATATTCTTGCTTCCGCTGTCATATCTCGTATTCGGGTCGATGTTAGATGCCGAACTCCTCCATAATTGTTCGGCAGGAGGAGAAGAGTATTCGTTGTAGATTCGAAAGAAGTTAGACGTATCGGAAGTCCTCTCGTACAGAATCCAGTATTGGACTCACGAAGTCAATGTCGTTCATCCGGTCAACGCGATGGTATCGGTTCCTGATGATGTAGTGTGCCCTATTGCCGACGCATATGTAGTGGACGCTGCGGTCTTATCCGCCTTGATGTAAAAGTTGCCTACCGGGGTTCCATTGACCGTCTGGTGGCGTAGTACGAGTTCCGTTGGCGTTCAGGATGCCGTAGCGGTGAAAGACCATGCGTAGAAATCGCTCGCTCCGTTCCAGTTCAGACCCGTGTTGTTATTCGTGGAAGAGTACGAGTATATCGTAACCGGAGTTGGTTCAGACGCCCCGTATCCAATCAACGCCTGTTGGTTTGCGCTCATTTGCTACGCTGGTTATACTAGTATTCCGATACGTCGCCCGTCTTGATTTTGTACTTGGAACCGTTCTATTCCCTTCACTACGAATTCGGTTCCGTCTATTTCTATAGAGTCACCAACTTTGACTTCGAAATTCTCAACCGCGTATACGGTTCATTTCGAAGTGTGATAGTTTGAAAGAGATTTCATAGATTTTAGGTTAATCCGGTTCCAGAGATAATCCAACGGGTAGACGTAATTTTGATTGCAGTCGCAACGCCGTTAGCCGCGAGAGTCCGGCTTCCCGTAGTACCTGCCCCGGCAAGAACGAGCGTGTCGGAGGTGATTGCGATGGTCATGACCCCCGCGGACGTATCGTTGATGAAAGTGATGGCAGTCCCTATCGGATACGCAACATTGGCGTTCGAGTCGATTGTGAAGGTTCGAGCAGTGGTATCTGCCGATGGGTGGTAGATATGCTTACCGGAATCGGAAAGTACCGTGGTGTACGCGGCACTCTGCGAATTTTGAGGTATGTTCAAATACCCGACGTTCTTAGAGGCGTTACCGCCTACGTGGAGTTCCATCTCGTCATACACGTCGTTTTTAGTTGGAACTTCGTTTGAACCGTTCCATCATGCGCCATACGCTTCTGCCGGGACTGTAATGTCAGCCGTGAATGCAGCCGAATCAAGATATGCGACGTCTCAATCGTTCACCGCAGTATTCAGTTGCGATTTCGTGAACGAACCGAGAGAGGTTGCGTTTCCAGTAGAAGTTACCGCTCAGGTAAGGTTCGCGTTGGTCGTTACGGTCGCTGCGTTTCCGGTAACGGAACCGGAAATCGCGTTCGTTACGGTCAAGTCCGTAAACCAACCCTTCGCGATTCTCGTTCAAGTGGAACCGATATGTCCGGATGCGTCCGTAGCGAGAATGGAAGCTGATGCTCCCGGTGCGGAAGAAGATGTGACGGCGTGGGTATGGGCGGTAGCCGTGGAGTTGGTAGAAGAAACCGTAAGCGTTCCGGGAGTGGCTATGGTAGTTGCGAAACTTCCGGTTCCGCTTCCGGTAACTGCTCCAGTAAGGGTGATGGTTTGGTCTCCAGTATTGACTCAGCTGTTCGTTCCGGTAATGTCCGATGTGAAAGCGAGCGTTCCAGATGCGTCCTTCAATGTATAAGTCCGGTCGGCAGTGTTCGTATTTGTAAAGAATGCGTTGAACGTATTCGCGACGTTCCGAAGCGCGAACTTTCACGAGAGGAATGTTTTGATTCCTGTAGAGAACGTAGACGTTGATGTGAGAGTTGGAACCGTAGCCCCTTCTACTGCAATCACTCCTGCTGATACTCGGGAAATGGTTGTATCGGTAGTGTGTCCAACTTCGAGCGAGCCGACTCCGAGCGCTTCGGTCGTTGAATCTACTACCCCTGCGAGAGGTAGACCGGTACAGTTCGTAAGCGTACCGGAAGATGGTGTTCCGAGAGTGGGAGTTGTAAGCGTCGGACTGGCAAGAGTCTTGTTAGTGAGCGTTTCCGTTCCAGCGAGCGTTGCGAAGTCTCCGTCCGATAATGCGGAATTGAACTGTGCAACCGTTCCGCTTACGGTATTGGAACTTAGGTTGACGGTTTTATTCGTAAGCGTATCGGTCGAGGAAATCGTCGGAACGTTTACGGTTCCGCTTTTAATCCTTCCAGTTCCTTTCGGGTTGATATTCAAGTCAACATTCGCGTCTCATCCGGTTGCTTCGATAATGGGTCAACTACCAGTTGCAGCATTGGAAATCGTAAGCTCGTTTACGGCGGACGCTACGGAGGTGAGTGGGAACTTGATGAGTTCGTTCAAGTTTCCGTCGCTGATTTCTCGGTAATTCGTACCATATAAACGAATTCCTCACTGGACTTTAAGAGAATCGTTCGCTCCGTTGTTCGCAATGTCTATGTTTCCTCCGGAAACCGTAACCTGTCATAAATCACCAATCGTAACAGCACTGGTGTTCTGTACCAATTTTCCGGTAGTTCCGTCAAAACGCGCCACTGCGTTATCGGTAGCGGAGGCTGGTCAAACTACGTCACCGGTACCGCTCGCGGTAGACGCTATGGTTACAACTCCATCCGCTCCGGTTCCAGTAGTTGTGAGAGTGATGTTCGAGCCTTCGACGAGTTTTACGGAACCTCCTGATGCGGAAAGCGTTACGGTATGGGAAGTTGCGTCCGAAGAGTTGGTAATCGTCTGGTCTCCGGTGTTGGTTCCGCTCGTATTTCCGATTACTATCTTTTCTGCATCCGTGACGTAATTATCGTCAGCACCCTTAGCAGGCTCGTAGTCGGTTCCGGAGACTGCGGCGGATATGGCCGTACCGTTCCCCTTCAAAAGCCCCGTCACGGTGGTGGAGAGCGTGATTGCAGGGGTTGACGTGGATGTTGCGACGGTTCCGGCGAGTCCGTTTGCGGATACTACCGAAACGTCCGTGACGGTTCCGGTTCCGCCAATTGCAATATCCCCAGTTCCGAGGAGCGACTGGGAATTGATAGTCTTAATATTGGTTCCGGAAACGAGCGTATCCTGTTTCGCGTCCAATGCTGACTGGGTAGCGGTACTGACCGGTTTATCGGCATCGCTCGTATTGTCAACGCTTCAAAGCCCTACTTGTGATTTGGAAACGGAGTGCGGGTTGGATACGTTCGCAATGTGCGCGTCAGTAACCACTTGGTTCGCGTCAACGTCTGATTGGACTGCTGAAATTGCCGTCTGCGTTGCAGTGGAAACCGGGAGCTCTGAAAGAGCGGCATCTATTGCGTTGCCAGCATTCGAAGTGTCCGAAAGCAATACCCTGTCATCCGCTGCCGGAGTGCCATTGGGGATTCAGTTCGGGAATATAACCTCACTCATTTAAATTGGTTGTTATGGTATTTGTCTTCCGGTCCATTTAGTGAGAGGGAGAATGCCCCCCTTCACTATTACTACAATCTTTCTTCCAAGAACGTCCGTAATGAAGTCTCAAGCTACGTTCTTTAGATATGCGCCTCAGTTTCTATATCAGCTCCAGGAAGAAGAAACAGAGGATTTTGGAGTCCATAGGCTACTCATTTGAAGGTTTGGTTACTTTGGTTTCTTGATTATCCGAGAGGTGACTTGCGGTTTAACTATTTTAGCAGATTCTGGGAGCGCGAACTTATCTATGATAGCCAATGCCTCTTGTGCGGTTTTCGCTCAATTTACGGCCTCAGAAAGTTTCTTTATAAGTTCCAAATCCTTCTTTATCATTTTATCTCTTCCCGCTGCACCAATCTTTGACTCAACCAATTCACCACCGCCTCAGAAAGATTTTGCCAATCATCTTCCGGTTTTGGTATCGAAAGCGTTGGTTACCAACTTTCCGAGTTGTTCTCAGAATTTTATCTTAGAGTTCGCACTTACTACGTCAACTGCCTCTTTCGCAACTTCCGTATAGTCCCTGAGCGAGATGGCAGGACTCATCTTTGCGTCGAATTCAAGTGCTTTTTTTCATTGTTGGGTATTTCCAATCAGCGTCTTAATACCCTTACGAGTGCTCTCTAAGTCCGCCTTGCTCTTATTTAAATCTCAACTCGCCTTAAATGCGTCGTTATATTTAGAGTGGAGTTTAGCTAAATCATCCATCTCATTGGCAGTCAATCCGGAAGAGTTGAATTTCTTTCCAAGGTATCAAATTACTGCTTTATCTTCAGCAGATGCTGCCTTATCCAAATCAGAAAGTGCATCGCTAACCGGAGATGTTTTAGTCTTTGCTCACTTGAAGTTGTACTCTATTTGTGAATTTGAAGGCTTGAATAATGTCTTCTCTGTTTCAAGAACCTTAAATCTTTCTCAAGAAAGTCGTTGAACGTCGGAAGAAAGTTTCGCGTTCAAGTCACGAGTAGTCTTCACTCACCTTATGTCCGTATTCTTTACGGCCTCGACTGTTTTTGCAATTTCCCTATCTCAAGGGCCTCAAACTCTTACCGCTGCCTTTCGTAGCTCCGGAACGGTTCCAATTAGTTTCTCGGTTCACTTTTCATATAATCCCTCTCATCTCGCTATAGCCGGAGCGTTCATAATTTCGCTTCTTCCAAGGTATTTATTAACCAGTGGCAACGATTTCGCAATATTCAATACTGGGGCGAACGATGCGTAGAATGCCGTAGTCTCAGGAGTTACCCTACCCTCGTTAATTGCCTGGAAAGTAGCGGCGTTCGGTATTGCGTTAATAAAACTCTTAACCGTTTCTTTTGCCACCGGAGCGAGTTTTGGAAACTCTTCAAGCAAGTAGGTTCCAAACTTCTCAACGCTCTTCGGAGTAACTTTTGAAAGATTCTTAGTTATTGTTCCTGCTGCAGTAGTTGGAACGGCAGATAATACCGTCAATTCTCCGATGAATTTCCCAGCATCATATCCACCGAGTTTCTCGTCTCCCGGTAATTGGAACATCTTATTTACTTCTTCTTTTCTTTTTTCCGCCTGAGCGGATATGTCTCCTCATTTTAAATATTCCGTTGGGTCTAGATAAGTTTCGAGTGAGGCAAGATTTCCAAATACGTTCGTAAATCCAGCTCCTAGTCCTGATGTCTTGTCAAGAATGTTTCCAACAACTCCCCTTTCTCATTCCTTTCAACCAGGAGAGTAGAATCAGCCCTCTGTAATTGATTTCTCTGGAGCAGTTGTAATATAATATTCCGATGAGTATGCTGAATTCTTTTTAATAATTTCCTCAACCTCATCTTCCGATACTCAGTCCTTCAACATCTTAAATACTACCTCCTTATTAACGTCTTTCTCCTTTGGGTTATCTAAAAAGGACTGGATTATCTTTCAGTCTGATGCCTTAGCCTCTGGGACAATTGAGAATCAAGATTTTCCCTCATTTCTATATCATGGAAGTGGAGATGAATTTATCGTTGGAGGACTTATTCAACCACCAAAAGCCCCGGAAATTGGGGCTTTTGAGGTTTTACCCTTAAGTGCCTCAGCCATTGGAGACAATGAAGAATAGTCAGGTAACGATGAAGAAAAGTCAAAAAGATTCATAGATATTTGTTTAATTTGTCTTATTTTGTCCAAGTGAACTTATTTCAAGTAGACGTAATTACTTCATTAGTATTACCAACATTCTGAGAAGAATAACCGGCTCATACAATGTCGTTTTTTACGTTCTCGGAACGAGTAATCAAGTCGTCAATTTTTCTCTTCCAATCCGCATCAGTAAGGTCAAAAGTGAGTTGACCAGATGTTGATGCCGATTTGATATACCTCATCTCATTATCACTCAACGCACCGAACGTAGCACCGTCAGCCTTAAGCTTCAAGAGATTATCAAGAGCTGATTGTGCGATAACCTGGTCGTAAATGCTCTTGAATTTTGCAGCGTCTCAAGATAAAACTCAAGCTCAAGGAATCTGTGCGGAAACTCTCGTAGCCTTCCCAAAGTCCCTAAGAATTCTCAAAGAGTTTACCAGTTCGTTTACGGAAGGTATGCCTTCTCTTTTCTTAGACTGACCATATGCGAGAGCCTCCTTTTTGAACTGTGGATTATCATATTTCTTTTTATCAGCGTCCGTCATCTTTCCAGAGTTCCACTTAGCGTACAACGGCTCGTTTACCGGATTATATCCGTCTTTATTAAGTCCGTCAGTAGACACTGGGGCATTTTTATAATCATTAAATGCTTTAGTGAATTGCTCAACGCCCATTCATAGTTGTGCAGCGTAACCGGCAGTCTTCTTGTAATCAGCATCCGCGTCCGAGTCGTATTTGTCGAAGATTGATTTTTGAATTGGCGTAAATGTTGCAACATTATTCTGTTGGGTTGGTATTTCTTCCCCATTTCTAAACAATTCTCCAGAACCACCCTCATTCTGATACATCTTATAGATAGCGGCGGTCTTCTGAGTCCTGTCCATCTTGGCCCATGCCTCATTGGTGAGTCCGAGTTTTGGAGTATAACTCCATCTTGGAGCACCGGCTTTTGTGGTAAACCCGATTTTATCAATTACTTTAATCGTAGTGTCTATCGGGTCTCCGATAATCCGCGCGGTATTGTATTTACCATCGCCAAATGGGTCTCCGATGGAATAATCCACTCATTCAACGAGTCCTGCCTGAGCCGCTATATCAGTAGTAAATGCTACTGGGTTATTGTGACGGTCAGTTCTCATTTGCGTTCCACCAGGCGTAATTACGCCTCATCTTACGAACCCTCCGGATGAAACGCTTTTTGCTTCCCCTGTTTTAGTATCAAAGGAATATGGCGTTCCGGTAATAGGGTCGAAACCAAGCGTAAACTTTCCACTCTCAGCCTTATCTTTAATATTAGTTACTGCTTTCTTCCAAGAATCCTTAGACGTAAGAGGAACAACGAACGTGTCTTTAATTGCCTGTTCAAGCGAAACTCCGTATTGAGTAGCGTACTTCTTTGCATCCGCAATTACTACGTTCGCATCCGTTCTCTGGAGGTCAACCCCGTTCTTCATTGCGAAGTCAATCTGGGAGTTGATGGAGTCGTATATGTTCTTGTCCTTGAGTTTCTGTTCTTCGTAAGCCCGCTGTTCTGCAATCTTAGCCTTCTCAGCCTCGGCAACCTTCGCGTCCTTGTAGAGTCCAAGGTTGGTATTAAGGAGAGCAAGCGCCTCTTTCTTCTTCTCGGCGTAGCTGTCGAACTTAGTTCCGTATTGGGTTTCGAGAAGGTTTAGCTCTGGAAGAATGTCCTTGCGCCTATTTGAAATTATCTGTGCAAGCGCACTCTTGGTAATTCAAGTATTAGCGAATTCTTTCTTTGCTTCATTCTCTATATTTTCGTAAGAATTCTTAACAATGTCGAGCTTGTCTTTTAACGCCCGCATATCCTTTTCTAGCAACGCGGTCTCAGGAGACGTAGTAAGGGCCTTAACCTCCTCTGCGGTAAGTTCATTATCGCTCAATGCTTTCGATACAGTTGGGTTCGCATTCAACACCTCTTTCGTAGTCTCTTCACCAACCCTTACCGGGTCTACTTTTTTACCATTAATACGGTTCAGGTCTTCAGCCTTCTTAATCTTAGCGGTTGCAACCGGGTCCGAAGACAAATAACCCTTGGTGGTATTTGAAATCTTTCAGTTTGCCAAATCGTAGGAGAAGTCGCTTACCGAATAGTTAGAGTATTTCTTAATTGCTCAGAGTGTCTCCGCATTTTTACGCCCTTGGTCAAAGAATGAATCAAGAAGTGCCTTCTTTCCAATGTCGGCAGTAGTATAACCGAACGCGGAATCGAACTTGCTCCTATCCGTAAGGAGATTTGGATTCTCTTGGGAAATTCTTGCGAGATTCGCATTGATTTCCGCCTCCCTTCCTACGGATGAGTCAAAGTTCACAACAGGTGTTTCTTGGCCATTTTTAGTCGATTCTGATGGCGTTTTTGTGGGCTTGGATACTTGGGTAGCCGTTGTGGGATTGAAAGTGATACTTTCTTTCGCCGCCGTAATGGCTTCAGGAGCAATATTGCGATTAACAATAGCCTCAGCAGTTCCGAGCGGATTAGCCGCATCAAAAGCCTTCTGTCGAGCATTAAAATCCAAATCAGCCTGGGGCTGGGCAACAGGAGCCACGAAATTGGGTCCGCCAACGGAATCGGCCACGGTCGTGGTTGGTTGCGGTGGGTTAATTGGGGTTGCCGAAGATGGCCCCAACCCCATACCACTACCGGAAAGGGCCTTGTTTATTTGGTCTTGGGAGTATCCCTGAGCAAGATATTCTTTATTCGTAGCCATTATTATGATATTTTATGAATGGAGAATCTCGTTCAGGTTCAGTTCAAAGAAATTGTACCTCAAGAGTTTTGATAAACGTCACACTTTACCGCCTGGCCCCTAGTTGCCGCAAATACCGTCGATATGTGGCAATATTCGTCTTCCGTACCGGATTGATTCAGTTGCACTCATGCGGTTACGAAACTTCAACCAAGAAGCAGTATCGCCTTTCTTATTCCCGTACTGGCTCAATTCCACCGAACCGTAGCAGTGGCAAGATACGTTCAATCCGATGGTATCGTGAACTGGTTGGTTCATAACATTGAACTGTCGCTTGCGCTTCATCCTGACCATGTAGGCGTAGTCTGGGTTGCAGTAGTAATTGACCCAGTTCCTGAGGTGAAGAGTGCCCAAACGCTTTCAGAATCTTGGGCGACTTCTATTCCGGGACGCAACTGGATTTTAGTACTGCCGTAAGGGTAGTCTTTCCAATAATCCTCCGTATTTTCTTCGAAGGTTGGAATCTCGTATTCATTTACGAGTTTCGGAAGTTTCTCAACCTCGGAATTCTGTGGGTATATCGACTCGCTCATTTATTATACTTTTATAGAATCCGTAAATACGGTCTTAATTTGGTACAACACCGGACTTCTGTTTCCTGAGGCGGTAATTTCAACGTAGTATTCTAGGATATTGAATTCACCAAGATTTAGGGCCACCAACTCACTTCTATTAACCTTCGCACCCATCTTTGTGGCATCCGTAATAGTTTTTACCAACGTCCATCAGGTAGTATTGTCCGTATACGGGTTTGCGTTCTTTCTTGCGTAAATCTTAATGGAGTCGTTGTTTTGATAGAGCGAGTAGCTTATCAGTAACTCTTCTATAACCTTCTTGGTATGGATTCCATATCCTCAAGTAAGCGGATAGGAATATATCTTTCCGCTAGCATTCGGAACTGAGTTGAATTCTATAGGCCTTGAGTAAATCTTTCCAACGCCCGCACTGGCTCCGTCATCATCGTATACGTATATCGAAGTTGGGTACGCCTGGATTGCGTTTATTGAGATTGAGTTCTCGGCAATAAGTGACTTTGGAGTACCGTTATAGTATTTCCCATAACTGTACATACAATCTTCTCAAAGCTTATTCGTTCCGTTCATATAAACGATTCACTCACGAACCGTTCAATATTTTCAAAACAGACGAGTATTGGTCGATAGGTTTCCCTCTACGTTAATTCTTAATTCCGCACGCCGGATACCCTGGACTACATATAAGTCGGACGTATCGGAGATTCAGCCGAATACTACGTAATCGTCACCCCCGTCGTTTACTACGTTTATTACTTTCGAATTCTCAAATACTACTTCTTGGTCGGTTTCAGTAGAGATTCAATCCCAAATGTATACGTGGGAGTCTACTGGACCATTAGAATACCTATAGGCGTTGCAATATACCTTGTATTGGTTCTGGTAGCGGGTAATGGCCACCACGTCGAAGTTATTTGGGAATGTAAGGTGGGTAGTTACTGCCTCCGCAGTACTCATCTTGTAAACCGTATTTGCGTATCCGAAGATAAGTCCGGAAGGAGTCGGAACCGCAGATACTTTAAATACCGTAGCATTATCAGTCCTTCCTCAGCTGAGCGTGAACGATACTGAGGCGGCGATAGTGAAGAAGTTGGTGGCGAATCGGTGGATTTGACCGACCCCACTACTATTTACCTTCGTAAACCCGTAAGAATACACTATTGAGTCCGCCGCCCTAACCTGTTGGCCAAATCCTATCACTTGGTCGTGTGCTACAGTTCCTGTAGCCATAGTCATAGCCAAACTTCCATTTTTATATATCCGTCAAGTATTCGTTTCGAGGGTTGAGAAACAATTAAACTCGTAGGGATTAACTGCCAAAACATTTCATAGGTAGGTTTCCGACGTATACACGAACGAGTTAGAATTCCTAACACCGTTTTCTAACATACGGGTATCCACGTTCTTACTCATCCTATAACTTCCTTTCGGCCCATAAAAGAAGCCGTCGCCCTCTCCTCCTGAGAAGTCTTTCCAATCCCAGACGGAAGTTGTTACTTTGTTTTCGATTGCTCCCATTTATAGGTTGAAGTTATGCGTAATTGCCAACGTAAGGCATTTCGATTTGCTTTGGCGACTGGATACGACCGGAGAGCGTGGTTGCGATTCTTGATAGTTCGCGGTCGAACTCAGCCTTTGCAATATTCGCCATCTCCGGGTTGTTCTGCGACTTCTCCCACCTCCATTCCATGCCGAGAAGGATTGTCTTCACTACTGAGTCCGGTAGGGTGTCGGTATCGGTGCTTACTAATCTCTTTGGTTCCATAATGGCATAAACCACCATCCCCGCGTTAATTGATTCCGTTGGAGTCGGATATAGGAATATTGAGTTGTCACTCAATGTAAAGAAGGCTGAGCGAGTTTCATCGTATGCCAGTGGGTCGTAGTCGAGATTTTCGATTACTTCCGGGTTAATCTTCGAATAAACCGTATCGGTTGATAGAAACTTAACACTAACTCATTTTATCTTTTTAATTCCATCAAGAACAGTAACGCCGTCTTCTGCTAAATCTCAACGCTTCGGAAGCGAGTATTCTCGCTGTCCGTTTACTAAATCAACGGTAAGTTCGTTGTAGAAATAATCTTCCTTCTCTTCAGTAATGCGGGCGATTACCGTGTCTCGTATGTCATTATAATACCGGAGCGCAGTAGCGTCCGTTAGCTGTACGGTATCGCACGCATTATCTGTGCGGAAGTCGGTAATGGAGGTTGCGACCGTCATTTTTATTTAGTTAGCGGTTGTAAGTTCTTCTTCCTTCTTCTTTCATTTCGGATACGCTTTTCTTACCTCATCCTTCAGTTGCGTAAGTACGTAATCGTAGAATTCGTCGTTGTAATCCTTTACGTATATTTTCAATCCCTTCAATCCGTAGTGCGAATATGTCAGGTCCAGCACTGTGGTTTTTACTTTTTCGCCGTTTTCCTTGGTTTCTTCGCACTCACGGATTTCTTTTTTTGTGACTTTCATTTTTTAGGGTTGTCAATAACGGATTCTTCCATCTCTATCGTAACGGCATCTGGATTAGCGTTGGATTCTATAATGAGCGGTCATATGTTCGGAGTTTTCCGCTTTCCAATAAAATCATCCTCGTCAACCGGAACGAATCAGTATGTCATTATCAAGTCCTTATATTCGTAAGGAACGTCAATAATTCCGTCATCTCCGCTTTCGAACTTCCTTCAATCCCTATTTAGGGAAAAGAATTTCTTTCAGGTAAATTTCATAGTATTCTAATGAGTAAGGCCCGAAGGCCAAGATTTCTCTTGGCTTTCGAAGCGTTGCCTATTAGGCGGAAGCGTAGAATACGCAGATACCCTTTGCGGATTCCGCGAAAAGTTTACCTCCCCAAACAACTTGGAACATGAGGTTCGAGTAGAACCCGTCAGCCGCCTTTTCGATTGCGGAGTCCGTAATCTGGGTGACGAAGTTGACAGTTCCTTCTTGCATCATAATCATTTCGAACGAAGCAGTAAGTGCGGTCGTTTCAACGACCTTCACTCCTCCGAGCATCCGGAATTTTCCAGTTTCACGAATATCAAGACCCTTGTCCGATGCGTCGAGAAGACCCGACTGAACGAGACGCGAGAAATTGAGAGGAGAAACGAAAAGGACGAGGTTGTCGGTTACGTTCTGGTTTGCCAATGCAACCCGCATTTCTTCAACGTACCCGTAGATGGTAGTTTTGGAAACGTCGGCCTTCGGAGCTCCGGAGTAGAGCTTGTTGGCAGCCGGGATTACGGCAACATCATCAACGAGGATGAGGTCACGAATCTGTTGGTCAACCAGGTTGTTAATTCCAACCGAAGCCCGGTCAGAAAGCATTCCTTCGAGGTCGATGTTAGACTGGGTGAGTTCGAAGTTCGAAACCTTGAGACGCTTCTCGGAATATTTGTTAATAACGAGATTCTCGGTGGTGATTGCGAAGTCTTCGGATGCGATTACTCCACCAGGACCAGTACCGGTAGCGAAGGTCGCAGCACCGGCGTTGGCGATAGCGGATGCCGTGAAGGTGAGAGCTGGGGCAACCTGTACGAGTACGGAGTCGCCGGCTTTCTTGAGTTCGCCTTCGTATGCGGAGTTAACGTAACGTGCGAAGACGTTCTTTTGGTCGAATTTGCGAAGGAGTTCCTTTGCAAAAATCTTTGGGGAAAACGTGGTGTTTGCCATTTATATTTATATGCTAATAATATATTTCTATTTTCGCATGAATGCCTTTCCGTCTTCAATCTTCCTCATAATGGCATTATATTCCTTTTGTGGAAGAGATTCGAGTTCGGCTTTCGTATACGACGTTTGAGCAGGAGTTCCTTCGGAGAAGGCTACTCAGCTCTTGTTAATTTTGTTTCTGTTTTTTATGGTTGGGGAGTTTTCTACGAGAATCTTGGCCTCAGCAAGGGTATTTCCCTTTGCAACGTACTTCTCAAGTTCATCCCTGTACTCTTCCATATCAGGATTCTTATCAATGAACCGCTCGAACGCGAGTTCTTCCTTCGTAATGAAGGAACCCTTATCCTTGGGTTCTTGAGATTCTTCCTTCTTGGCGAGTTTTTCAGCCCGCTTCTTTTCGACAAGTGCTTTTTCAGCCTTGTCAAGACGTTCAGCCTTCTTCTTCCATTCCATCGCCTGTTCCCAACTAATCTCATCAGGAGAATCTCCTATTTCTTCAGTTATAACAGCTTCCGGAACTTCTGATACTTCGACTTCTACGACTTCTTCTACTTGGTCTGCCATTTCAAGATTTTTTTAGCAGAATAAAAAAGATTTTTATAACGGTGTTCTCAAACCGCGCGCAGTACCCAAAGCCAATCGGATACTGCTGCGCGAATTACGAACTTACTTCGTCAGGAACGTAAATTTCCCTGGAATGGGAGTCGATGTTTTCGAACAGGTCCCTTCTAGCCCTCATATAGATTTGGTTCTTTTCCAGAACCTTCAGATGTGAGGGGTTTGAGAAGTCGCTTTCGAACAATTTATTAGCAAGCTTGTTCTTAGCGTCTTCCTCAATTTTAAGAAGTACCGCATAACCCGGCGAATTCTTTAGTGAGCGGAGGCTGTCAATTTCGTCTTTCGTAAGCTTCATGGTTAATTCTTGGTTATTCCGGTAGAAATTGCAACTCCTTGGTTCAGGTTATTAAGTGCGGTATTCGCAGTTTGCGGGTTTCACATAGCAACGTCTCCAGCTCAATTCGAGCCACCGAGAATCCGTTCCTGGAGAGCCTTCGCTTCTTCCTCCGGTGATTGTATCGTCAAATACGCCTCTTCGAACATCCTTAGTGCCTTCTCTTTCGCCGGAGTGTCGAGTGCCTGGCGGTATACGAGAATATAGGTCATATAATCCTGGCCGTCTTTCGGTCCTGGAACGTCAATGTTTAGATTTAGAAGCTGGAGGTTTTTCTTAGCGTCAAGCTCGTCAATGGATTCGTTAATGAAGCGGGTTGAGTCGAAGTCCCTGATATTGGACTTATTCCCAATCATCCTAAGGAAATCATTCATTCCGTATCACTTCTTCATATTCATTAAGTAGATATTGGCAAGGGCCAATAACTTATTGAATTCCTTATCGTTCTCAATAGCGTCTTGGGATTTCGAGGTGATATAGGCGATAACCTTTCCATCGTCCACGAAATCATCTTTCGTAAGCGAGCGGGAATACGCGTTTCATTTGTCGAACAGGGAGATTCGTTTCTTGTCACCCTTCTTCATATACTCCACATACGCACGGTAGTGTGCTTCCCAATACTCTTTCTGCCCCTGGAGGTAGTTGTTCGCAATCCAAATGAGAATCTGGTTTGCGTTCTGTTGGAGCGTCTGGATTTCAGCTTTCGTTTGTGGGCCCGCCTGGGAAAGTCCGAACGACTGTTGGGAAATGTTGGTAGTACCTTCCGCTCGCTGTTCCAACTTCCCAATCATATTGTCCACGAACGGGGACGGAGGCGGGATTTGTTGCGTATAAACACCGTTTTGCGTAGGGAGTCCGGAATCGTTGGTAACCGGAATTATGCGTCCACCAGGTCTCCGCTTGGAAAGGGTTTCGGTATCAATTCCCAACTTCTCGTCAATGAATATGTCCGGACCGAGAGCCAGGTTATTCGCCTGGATTAACTCAAGGTTAGTAAGGATGGAGATTGCGTCCTGGAATTGGAGGATTTCATCTGCAATTGATACGCCCATCGGAGCTCCGTACTTCGGCTTTCTACGGTGGAGCTGGACTGGAAACTTGACCTTATACGGGTTTTTCTTTTCCGCAATTGATAGTGGGGCGAGCTTAACCGCGCGTATGAGCGTATTCCTTTCGTTTACCCAAGTGGTAAGCCACTTGTATCCGTCGTGGGAAAGAAACTCGTCGTACACGTCAACCATTCCATCGTCATCCGTAAGGATTTGATTGAGGTTGTTCGCGGAGTCCGACGATTGCTTATTTAAGCGAAGCTGTTCGGACGTACAAAAGTAAGTGTCATCGCCAATTTCGAATCCTTCAGCACTCTCAAGATATTCCTTGCTAAGTCTCCGCTCGATTCCGAAGAATCTCATCTTGCAACCGGAGTAGTTCTGGGGGTCGAAGATACAGGAGAGCGGGTCGATAACGTCCGAGATTGGTTGGACCGCATCCTTATCCCAACCATCTATTACCGTAACGGAGAGTCCGTAAAGTGCGTTATGGTTGACGATGGTTTCCCTCTGGGTCCGCATCTCCATCGTAATGTCGTCGTTTTTCGCCATCAGATTGGCGTTCTTCATAATTTCCTCTCCCGTGATTTCGTTGTCGGAAAGGAACTTAACGCCAATCTCATCCGTAAGGAAAAGGGCGAGTTCGAGTTGGATATTGCGCCACAGGAGATTTACCCGGACTTGTCCGTTTGGTAAATTCTGGTCCAATACCTTCTCCATAATCTCACGCTTTCTCTCACGCTCTCCGCGAATATGCAATAAACCTCGGGCGTAATCGTCTTGGACCTTAGCCGAAAGCTCCTTTTCCAATTCTTTCAAACCCTTCTCAACCTTTTCCTCTTTTTCCTCGGAATGCCTCATTTGTTTTAAGTTAGTTTATTCAAGAATAGGAAGGGAAGTAAATCTTCGGCTTCGGTCTCGTTACTTCGTCCTTTTTGCTTATTCAGAAGTAGCGCAGGTTGTCTGCTCAATGGGATGCCCAATCATGGCGCGGGTTGTCCCTGAAAATCTTTTTCGTATCGTCCCAATCCTTTTTGTAGTTGTCGATAGCCTTAATGAGTTGGTTGCAAGCGTCTACGTCGAACCTGATTCTCGGGAACAATTTTCGCACTTCCTGGATTCCGTCGTTTACCGATGCTTCGTTCTTAATGAATTCCACCTTATGCGCTCAATACCTCGCTACGAATTTCTCGTATATGGTTATTCCGCTTACGAGAAACCCGTGTGATTTCTGCTTGGAATCGTGGGGAAGATAAATCTTGCCCAACTTGGCCCGCTTCTCCTGGATATAGTCGTCGATATACGAGAAGTAGTATTCGAGAGTCTTTCCGGTATCTTCGTAGTAGTTTACGAAATTGAAGAATTGTCCGTCGTTCTGTTTAAATGAGATTGTAAACGAATCGTTTACTCAGAGGTCGAAATACAAATCCAGAGGAACGTCCTTGTTGAACGGCAATTTTGCAATCCTTCAATCGGCCCTCGCTTCTTCCATCTCCCGCCCGTAATAAGAACCAATCGCCCCAACGTCAAAGGAAACGTAATACTCTTGCATCACCATCTCCTCACTCATTCCGTTCCTGCGTTCTTCGTCTATGTATTCCTTCTTCACCATTCACGTATCGTCAACCGTAAGCCTTTGGGTGAACCAATTCTCGTTATCTTTCGCCATATTGTACAACTCGAAGAAATGGTTCTTTCCATTCGGAGTAGAGTTGAATATGGCCCATCCGCCGTTCTCCGCAAGAATCGGCCTCATAACTTCCCAAGCTGTCGGGTTTTGGAAAGCGTACTCCGAGAATACTATTCCACGCGGAGAAATTCCGCGAAGCCCGTCTATGTTCTCCGAACCCAATATTTGTATAAAGGAACCGTTCTTGAGGTTAATCTTCAACTCTTGCGAGTTTTCCGATTCTATCAACTGGGGCGGAATGTGGGAGCGGAACATGTTGCCGTCCTTGTCTATCGAATCCCAGATGATTTTCTTTCATTGGGCATAAGTAGGGAGTACGTAGGCGTATCCTCATACTTCCCGTACCGCCATCTCAACCGTCAAATTCCACATCGTCTTATCCTTTCCACCCCGTCGGTGATACAGTAGTACCGCCCTTTTTCAGCCGTTCCTTACGAAATTCACTATGTCCTTCTGGTAAGGCCTATAGGTAAAGTTGTGGGGAAGAGTCAATTCCATCCGATTTATTCTTTGAAGGTAATCGTAATCTTATTGTCTACGGTTGCGTCCGTCTGAAGTTTGTCGGTCTGGGCGAAATGGTTCTTCAGGTTGAAGATTCCGGCGGAAGAAGAGTATTTCCCCGTAAGGATTCCCTCTTCTATTCATTCCAACACCTTACCCCTTACGAATTTAATAACGTCCCCGTACTCTTCCGGATTAAGTTGGTTCATATAGTCCAAACCGACTTCGAGGTGGGCGCAAAACCCGCTTATGAGTTTCGGCTTCGTTACGACCAATCCAGTCTTAGGGTCGGTAGACACCACGGTTTTGTCGCATTTGTCGAAGTACGCAACCGCTTCGGTCATCAAATCGTCCGGCGAATACTTCCTGGGTCGCCCTCACTGCTTACGCACAGCACCCTCCGTCTTCACAGGCTTTCAAGTAAATCCCATCGTGTTTTAAGTTTAGAAAAAACCCTTCCAGAACCCGTAAGTAACGTCAAGAGGAGCGGGGTTTGGGGGTTATCACCCCAATCTTGGTTAAGAGAAACCCGATTTACGAGTTTCTTTTAAGAAGTTTATTCAGAAACTTCAAAAAGTCAATAGGGTAAAAAACAGCCTCGCGCGTTATAGTATATTCTCCTATATAATAGTATAATATATATAATAGATAATACTTGTTAATAGTATTCGGAAGCTAGTAACTAGTACTTACCAGCGTAAAAGCTAACGCTTTTACTCGGTATAACTTGTTACTACGCTACGCTCCGTAAAAGTTATAAAATGCTAAGTTTTAATTTATATATAAGAGAATACCTATTAAATAGTTCAGTTGCTATTACACGCGAGGCTAATTAATAGCGGCAAACGAACAAACCCAATCCCACCTATCAACTTATTAAAATAAAATCGCCCGACTTCGGGTTATCGGTAATTCGAAACACGCTCGCAATGCCCATTTATTCTTCGATAGCGAAGAGATTACCATATGTCGGCTATATCTTATCATCCTGACTATGAACGCTTCACTATCGAGCTAAAAATAGGGTTATTTAACACGTTGGCTTACCAAAGCGGATTCCTATCTATAGGACGGCGAACGGAGTGAGCCGCATAAGTCAACCAGGCAAGTTGCCACAACCGCCTAACAGTATCCTACCGCTCGCACGTAGCGGCGAACCCGTTATTTTTCAAAACGTTTTCAAAAAAATTTTGGAATCCAAAAACAGGGGGGGCGTGTTTTGGGAGGGTCGCACGGAAAGTTGATAGGGGTTTCAATCCTACCGCCCTCAACTATTAATCCCCCATACCCCTACCACCGCACCCCTTGGCACCTATCAATCCTACGTGCCAAACAATAAACCTAGCACCTAGAAAGCCTACGTGCTAAATAGAGGGGTATTTTCAGCCAGTAGGCCTCATCCAGAGAGGTTTGCTGCTTTCTACTTCCCGAAAACCATTTTATATATAATTTTTTTGTTCAGAATACGTCGCTATCCAAAGCCAAAAAAAAATCTTTTGACACGGATTCGAAAAGGATTATTATATCTACGTCGAATCGGAAACGGTTCGCGCACTATATTCCCTCTCTTTCTTTATATGAGCACCAAGTTCCATATATACGCAAAAGGCCGGCTAATCTCGCTCGAAACCGAAAAAGAACTCGAGGCGGTCGCGCTCGCAGTAGGACTTCTTGCAGTAAGCGCCGAGTTAGGCGATAATGCTTTTGCCACGCGCACGTTCTACACCATGGCAGACGGCGAAGTCGTAGAACTCGCCAAAATTTACGAATAGATAAAACTTCCCCTTTCATATAGTACGTTCTACGCTTCCCATAGCGAAAAACGAAGTAAAAACTCGATACGTTTTCCTTCATATAATATTCACAATTCCTTCACAATGAAAACCCTATCCCAAAAAATCCGCGCCCTTGTAGCCGCGAACGAAAAGAACTCCGACGGCTGGACGGAAGCAATTGACGGGAGAAAATCTTTCCGATACGTCGTAGCGACGACGAACAACGGCGCCCGCCCGTCGTTTCGGCTCCTATCCTCTCAGGTGGAACGAAATAAAAAAGAATACGGCTTTTTACCAATTACGGTCGGGGGCTGGACGGACTCGGCTACGGGGAAACGCTACGTCGACGTAGGAGTAGGTACGGACGCGCTGGAAATCGCCCTTGCGATAGCGCGCGAAAACTCGCAAATCGCTATATGGGACCTGAAAGAGTCAAAGGAAATCCGCGTATAGTCGCCGGAACTTCGGAGCCTTATACGATAGGGCTCCGGGTTCCGGGAATTCTACCCCCGGAAAGTTTACTTTCTTTCATTTTTCTTTCTTATGAGAGCAAACGAAAAAAGGGTTTCCGAAGTTTCGGAACTCGCAAGCGCCTTGCGCTATTACGCGCGGCAATACGGAAAATGCAGCATGAGCACGAAAAGATACGCCCGCGCGATACGCAAAGAGATAGACAAAAGGTATACTGCTCCGGGGTTTTTCGAAGGATTCGACGAGGTGCCCGGATTCGTTCGCTATAAATAAATTTTACTTCCCCTTTTACTTTTCCTTATGGCCGAACTCTTGCAAAAAGTAGTAGTCTCCGAGGATTCGGAACAAGCGGACGCGGAAATTGAAAAATATATTTTACTCTTTATTTAGTTTTATTTATGGGAGAAAGCATTTTGCCCGCCGTTCTGATAGCGTTTGCTTTTGTATCGGTATTGCGGGGCTGGAATATGAGGGGCTAAAAAGAAAATGCAAAAAAGTTTTGACTTTCATTTCGGATTCTTTTATACTCTCCTTAAGAATTACTTTAAACCCTTTCTTTTCTTTTTATGGGAACCAATAACTTTCATACGGAAAGCGGCGAAATATTCGCTCTTCGCCCGGATTTGTACGAAGAGGACTTTGCGGACGTTAAGGAATACGTTTTCGACGCGCTGAAGGAAAAGTTTGGAAAAGCGTTTTCCGAAACTTCGCTTAAGGATACTACAGAACTCCGAAGTTTTCCGTCGGAAGTACTCGGACTTTTAGAAGGCGCGAACAATACCGGGTTATTGGTAATAATTCGCTCGGGCTATTACGAAGGGGCAAACGTTGATTATACGAGGATTTTACGGGACGAATACGGAAATGCCTTTACTCCGTACTCGGACGCGGATATAAGGCTTTCGGAACTCCGCTCGCTCCTCTCGCTGGAAAAGAAACTGAATAAGGTACTTTCGAAATTTACGGAACCCTTGAAAGTAGCGGCGCGATTCAGTAACGGCGAAACGTTGTACGAAAGCAAATAGTTTGCATTCTCTATATCCTTTTTCTTTTTTCTTTATGATGATTAAAAAAATTTTGGAATCCGATATGGATTCGAATCCGATTTTCAAAAACTTCAAATTGGATGAAGTCGTAGAGGTGGCGCAGCGTTTGGATGAAAAAGGCCGCCAACGATTCCAAATGAAGGAAAAAAGAAGTTTCCAACGCGCTCCGTACTGAATTTTCCAACCGACCGGAAAGCGAACTTGGCTATACGTCGGTTCGTCGGGAGTAACGAAGGAAAGCCCTTACGCCTTTGAGGACGTTTGAATGAATTATAATAGGGTAGAGGCGGAAGAGTACGAAGTGCCTTACCATTACCGCCATGCGAGATACCCGGACATCGCGGAAATCCTTATAGCCTCCCATTATCCGAAGGCCTCCGGGGTGTTTAAGATTTACGGAAATAGCAATCAAATTTTCGCCGACGTCGGAACCCATTCGATTTACTTTGACCCGCTCATTTTCTCGGATGAAAAGAGGCGGACGCCCGAGGCGGTAAGGTCCTTTTTTGCACCTTATTGCACGATGCATAAGTGTTGCAAGGACGCCCTCGCGTTCTTAAAATCGAAACAAGGCGAAAAGGAATTGAAAAAGTTTTTCTCCCGTATTTTCTAAAACATTACTATGAGAAAAAACAAGAGACTTTCCGAAAATGATATCGACGAAATCTTCAATCTTTTCCATAGGGGTATGCCAACAAAGCATATCGCCGGATATATGGGCCTGCATATAAACACGGTCCGAGCGAAACTCCGAACGCTTTACGACCTGAATTCAATGCGCAATAGGGTTTATTAATTCAATTACTTTTCTACTATGGAAACAAAACGATTCCTTTCCTGGAATTTAACCAAGTTTTGAAACAAGCCCTTTATTCCCATTAATATAGAGGAGCGGGCGGTGTGTGCATTCCTAAAGAAAAAGAAAATCCAATATGAAAACGTATTCGAAGAGGACGACGAAACTGAATTCTATAAGGTTCGTTTTAGAGATGCGGATTTAAATGAGATTTTCATAACTCCGATTTTTAGGTGATTGGATTGAACAAGGCTTTTTCTATATATAGACGATATAACGAGCGGTAGCGAATACGAGATACTATCATTCGACGAAATTAAATGAGTGAGATATAAAAAAGTACGAACGAAATAGTTCCTTCCAACCTTCCGCATTATGAAAGCATATGACTCTATCGAAATAGCGGCGGACTCCTTCGTGGAATTCGTGGAATCGTTTAAGAAAAAGAACGATACGTTCGAAGTAACGGGGATTAAGGCCCTTTGATTACGCCGTGGAATTGCTAATGTCGTAATTGACTACGTTGTCGAATACCGGTAAATGAATAAGTGAGATTGTGCCATTATATGGCCCTATTCATTACTTTCTCCTTATGTCCAACTTGTCTAAAAAGGAATATAAAACACTTGATATTATGAAGGTAAACGACGGCTTGTATTTAGGGGTGAGCCCAGACTGAGTGGAAAAAATTACGATATGAAAATCCGGTTCAGAATGGGTCGTATCCGTTTCCCTTGAAACGAACCTTTGATTCGAAGAGGAAAGCGAAGCGTTTCCGAACGAATGAACGGCGATTGAATTCGCACGGAACTTCCTATTTAAGAGGGGATTCTATATTGAATTCATTTAATCCTTTATATTCTATATGAAAACCTCTGAACTTATGGACGAAGAGGACGGGGCATGAGACGATGGAAGCGAATTGTTTCCGCCTTCTCCGTTGGAAGGAATGAAAAAATCTTTTGACTTTCGCTTCGTCCTGGATATATTTTGAATTACGTTCGCCGCGTTTCTTTTAGTAAAATTCTTTAATGTTTATTAACCTTTTCTTTTTATGCAAAGCGAACTCCTAAGAAGCCGGGAAGAGAAATTGAACGACATTATTAATGGGCTTATGGGATGAACCGGAGCAAGATTAAAGAATAAGAACCTTGTTCTTGAAGGGCTTAACTCCCTGTTGATTTCTCTTGAGACGAAGCGTAATAAGTACGCTTAATTCTATCAATTTATTCTTGTTTCTCTTATGAAATTCAATATAATTGACTCCCATCACGGGGATAAGATAGATTCGTTTCCTACGTTGGAAGAGGCGGAAGAGGCTTTGAGTGAGTACGAAGCGTATGATAGGCGCGAATGATTTTATACGAGCGGTTTTTATGAGATTGAGGAAGTTGAGGAAGGAGAATCCCCTACTCCCCTCCCCCAAAAATAGGCGTTGGCAATTTTCTAACTCGTGGCTTAAAATAGCCTCGGAAGTGTTTTTCATAGACTCTTTATATCATAAATTCGTATATATGGGAAATGATTTCGTACCCAGGCTTCGGAATCCAATAAAGATTATGATGGGAGATTAGTAGAAATTGCGACGTATTACTTAAACGGATAACTTATATGAGCAAGTACGGAGTAGGGGAGATAATCCCTATTACGAAGGATACGTTCGATTCGCTTATGAGGTATAAGAATGGGCCGGACTCAATCGCATTGTGGATTCGCTACGTCATCCAAACCCAATACCAAAAAAGCGAGGATACGAAGAGTTATGATTCGTTTATGCAAACCGCTATGGGCTGGGGGGAGCAGAGGCTTCGGAGTGCCAAGGCCAACCTTAAGGAATTGGGGTTGGTGGAAGTTTGCGCTATCCGGGACAAGGGCGGGCGAATCTCCGATTACGTTACGAAAGTTATGTTCGAACTTAAAGAACCGCTTCCAGAAGCCAACCTCACCTGAACCTTACTTCACCAGGTTCTGGTGCCACCAGGTCCTGGTGATACCAGTTCCGGGTCAAGTAGGGTACTAAAGAATAAGAATAAAGAAGTAATAAATAAAAGCAATGATGAGAATTCGAATTTCGAAGGTAGCGGCGAATCGGCAGGAAGTTCGCCGGCGGTTAAGGAACCTGTTGTTGAATACGTTCCTACGTTGGAAGACTTTCTTATGAATCCGGTAGACGGGAAGGTTGTACAAATAGTCATCAAGACTATTTATGACGTTCTTATCGAGAATGGACTACCGAAGAAAAAGGAGATTCCCCTATCCTTTGCGAAATCAGTACTTAATTCCGCCGACTTTAAGAGGTGCGTTGGAGACTTCGGAGACGGGGTGCTATTGGTAAGGAAGATTATGGAATACGCCGTCAAGGATACGTTCTGGAACGGTAGGGTAATAAGCGTAGGCGACTTCTATTACAAATGGGCGACCCTGTATTCCCAGATGAAAAATAAAAAACTTTTGACTTTTGAAGGAAAACGAATAAAGTCTTGAGCATTGGAGGACGTTCTTAGTTCCTTTTAAAAACATATGAGCGATACTTTCTTGGAAATTTGCAGTGTTTGCGGAAAAGCTTACGACCAAAACGAATTCGAAAAGAACTTCGAATTGTGCGAGTAGTGTGAATGAGTAGAACAGATAGTTCCTAAATAATCCCACCATGCACCCAATCTCCCAAGAAGCGAAGGACGAACTTCTGGATAAATTACGATGACATGTCGAGAGTCGGAGTTGGAACCAGACGAGAAGTTGGGATTTCGTTTGCTGATTCGAAAGTGCAGTTTCTCTCGTCGAATCCCTACTGACGAGTTCCGAAGGACTCGGAGATTCTACCCCCGAACCGTCGGAGAACATCGTAATGAATTACGATGTAAAACAAGTAATGGTCGCCGGGCAAGTATTCGTACCAGAGAACCGTTGGATTCTAGTGACGGAAAAACTTCCGAAAGAAAGAACGAAGGTATTGGTATATTGGATATGCCGATTCGGACGAGAAAGATTCGACGTTCTCGATTTTGCGAAAGAGAGATTCTGGAGGGACGGAAGCACATTCAAGCATATAGTTGCTTGGCAACCCCTCCCACCTCCTCCTACCACCAAGCAAGACGACTGGCAACCGGAAGACTGCGACTGCGAAGAATACGGAAAGAGTTACCCGTGCATGGCCTGCTTCAGTAAGAACGAAGCCGAAGCTAAACTCGCGGACCATCCTGACTTTCAGTAACCTAACCCGCCGAATTGACTACGAAGTATCAATGAGATTCCGGGACGCTTTCCCGAAAGATTTAAGTTTAAATCCATTCATTACCATTTGGAATATGAAATTTACGCACGACAGGCACTTTAACATAGTAGAAATCGACGTTGATAGTATGCCGAAAGAGGATTTGGAA